GTGTTTTCCAATGAAGTTGTGGAAATGGCTAAAAAGGTAAAACCATCTGCTAGGGGAGAACTGGAAATCGTTGACCTGATTCGTTTGATGAATGATAAAGAAGGTGTAGGGGTTGAGAAATTGGATGGATTTTGGTTCGACGTTGGCACATTTTCTAGTTTATTGGATTGTGCTAATCTTGTTAGAACTATCGATGAACGCTCAAATCACTCAATCGGGCTTGATTTGTCTTGAATGTGTGATAATTTCCAATCATGGAAGAGCAAATTTGGGTGGAAAAATACAGACCACAGACCTTGGATGATCTGATGGTAGATGATAATACTAGAAAAATTATTCAAAATTTTGGTAAAAAAATACCCCATTTATTGTTGACTGGTAAACCCGGAGTGGGAAAAACCACCTTAGCTAAAATCATCGCCAAAGATATTCTCAACTGTGACTTTTTATATATAAATGCTTCCGATGAGAATGGTATTGACACCATCAGGGAAAAAGTAATTGGGTTTGCACAGACAAGAAGCTTTGACGGGGGGTTGAAAATCATCATCCTTGATGAGTGTGATGGGCAAAGCAAAAATGCTCAAAATGCTCTTCGCAATGTGATGGAGTCTTACGCATCAACCACCAGATTCATCCTAACTGGTAATAATAAATATAAGATTGAACCCGCCCTACAATCCCGTTGCCAGAGTCTCACGCTCCATACATCCCTGAAAGATGTCACCCGTAGGTGTCTGGAGATTCTGAAAAAGGAAAATGTTGAGATTCCTGATAACCAGAAGAAACCTTTGGTTGCCCTGATCAAAAGCCATTATCCTGATATCAGAAAATGTATCAATGAATTGGAAAAATATTCCAAATCCGGTATTCTCTCCATTGAGACGAAAAAAGACACCAATCAGGTGATGGATTTGATTTACACCAATCTCCAATCGGGAGATACTTTGAAAACACGTAAATTCCTGATTGAGAACGAGGAATTATTCGATTCCGATCACGAATCTTTGTTGAAAGACCTTTTGAATTATTTCTACGATCTCTCCATGGATGATACCACAAAAAAACAGGCTATCCTTATCATTGCGGAGAGCCTGTTTAAGATGATGTCCGTTACGGACAGAGAGATTTGTGCTATTGCTTGCTTGCTACAGCTTGAGGAATTATTTCCAGAATAATTTATCCAAATCCTCTTCTGCCTCTGATGGAGAACCCGGAAGATATTTATCTAAGCGGTTTTGCACAATCTTGCTCTTGTTTGGGTTTTGAATTATTTCAGAATTCTCTACATCCATTTGCTGTTGTGGTAAAGGAGGAGGTGTTGCACCAGATTGTTTTGGTAAAGGAGGAGGTGTTGCACCAGATTGTTTTGGTAAAGGGGGAGGTGTTGCACCAGATTGTTGTGGTAGCGGAGGAGGTGTTGCACCACTCACGCTTTTCTTGAGGTGTCCGAGAGCAGCATTGATACCAGACACAATTTCAATGTTACCAATGTCCAACCCAAGCTTTTTAATATCATTTTTAATATCAGCGACAAATGAGTCAATACGTTTGTCAATATTCTTTTGAAGATACTGGACTTTAGCATTGTGACCAGAAACCATACCTTCTCCCGATGCTTGTTGACCTTGTTGGGAATATTCCTGACCTTTTCTGGATAACTTATCACTTTCAATCCAATCTCCAGCTTTGCTAAGGGCAGAACCACCAGCTTGTTGAAAACCACCTTTGATTTGTTGACCCAAACCCTTGGCGGAACCCAGAGCTTCGGCTCCCCGTGCCTTGAGACGATCCATCCATCCTTCCTCAAGAAGTTCTTCCAAATTGCGCTGGTCTTTGTTATTGAATTGTGCCATATTATTATTTATTCTTTTTTCCCCAATTAACTCTTTTGGAGCTTTTCTTTTTATACATCTTACCTTTTATTTTTTTACAGTCTGCCTTTGTAGCTCTACATGCAGGGTAAGAACCTTTTGAGGTATCCTTCCTACCACATGGACCTCCCGTTTTACAATTGATCCAACCTTTAAATTTTTTACCTTCCTTATCTACATGAGGAGCAAACCAATCACGTAAATTTTCCAGTAATTCTCTTTGGGACATCTGTTCCATTATTTTTCACTATTTCCCCAATTTTTTGCTCCCACTTTTCTACATTTGACCAATGCTCCAGAGGCATATGCACTAGGCCATACATCATATCGAGATTTTACTTTTTCATAACAAGCATCTTGTTCGTCTTCTTCTCCGCATTCTTCGTTATCTTCTTCTTCATCCCCATCTTCATCATCACCGAAGACTTTTTTACCTATATTTTCTTTCCAATCTTCTAATTCACCATTTTTATTTCTATCGGCTTTTTTGAAATCAAATTTTTCTTGCAATATTTCATCATAAATATTACCCAATTCTTTGGTGAAATCCCAAGACTTGGATTCTCCTGCCAATTTCAGATCGGTGGGGGTATTCTTGCCATTTCCCTTGTCAGTGACATTGGTGATGATATTAGGATCGATTTTAAGCTGCTTGGGCTTGATGATCACAACGTCTTTTTTCTTGAATTTGTCTGGAACTGGAACTCCTGCGCTCACATCCACCATATCAACCATGTCGGGAGTCACTGTGACTCTACCATACGTTCTACCACCACCATGATCGGCAGCAATGGTGAGAACGACCTGTGATGCTGGTTTGAATTGATTCCCAACGGAATATCCCGATTGCTTATCTCCAACTTGGCATACCTTGATGTTCAGTCCACAAGTTGCCAATTCATCCACTTCTTTCTTGAGTGTGGATGGCATATACTTGTAAGTTTCCGTGTTCTTATATCCATCACGGAACTTTACAATATCACCGTTAAGGTACCCCCCAATTTCCGAACGTGACACAACCGCTTCAAATATCTGATCAAATTTCTTGCCCATAGGATTATTTAGTCATTTACTCTAAATATTAACATGAACTTTGATGATTTGTATAATTTAGTGGTGGAAGCAAAAGGAACCAAGCCGGGGGAAAGAGTATTCAACGCCCAACAAGCGGCTGGACCATCTGGTTTTTCGTCTTCTCCAATAGGCAAATCAAATTACAATCCGGTCAATAGAGACAGGGAAGGAAGACGAAAAACAATAGACCAGTATAAAGGAGAAAATTTAACGGATGTTATGAGTCTTTCAAGTTTTGCATCTTACGATCCCAATTCTCATATAACACCAGCCCATAACCCTAAAGATAAAGGTATGACAGATCAAGCCAATGTTATCAAGCTTTTAGGTAAATCTTTTCAACTTCTCAAGAATGATGATGTGTTTGCAGACCAAATGAAAGGTATTATGAAAGGATTTGAGAAAAATCGTCGTCAAATCTCCGCATATCAGGAAAGTGTGCTTAAAACCAAACCAAAACACATTGACAATCTTTGGGGAAAGATCAACAATCTTGCCACTATTATAAACAATCCAAAAAATAAAACTGAAAAGGATATTGAGGATTTTAAGAAAGATTTAATAAAATTTAAGGCTATTCGTGATGAAGCACAATCTGAGTTAGATGATGTTTACGAATCCATTGAAAATGTTTCTCAAGAAAACGAGGAAATTAACGATAGCTATCTGGAACAAATGCTTGCAGTGATTCGTGACACTGCCAAAAGACTTTATAAAAAACAAGCCGAAGAAATCCTGTCAACTCCCGAAGAATCTCCGAAAAGAACGATACCTCTTCATGAATTGGATATTAATATGATTGAGAAAGAAGTTGCCAAGGATGCTCAAACACAGCTTCAACTTTTGGAAATGTTATTTTCAGATAATTCTGATATGAATCCTTTGGTTTTGTTCCTTGATATGCAGAAGCAGAATTATGATGAATATAAAAATAACTTCTTTGAAGCTAAAAGAGGGGATAATTACAGTATTTCCATTGAACAACTTTACAGAAGCTTGCCCCTGTTTAAAATGATTTCTTATTTTTATAATGTGATCATGAAAAGTCCTGCGATTTCCCTCAATATGAAGCAAGCCAAACGTGCCAAGGCTCTTGGAGGAGGAGATGACATGATCCAGCGTTTGGAAGGTGTTAAAAATGAAAAAGAATGGGAAGAAATTCGTCCCGATCTGCTTGTATATCTCAAAAAACAGAAAATTGACAAAGATCGTAAGAGAATGCTTACCGATCTAGCCAAAGGAAGATTCCAAGCCATCCGTGGTAGAGCCAATGCTGCAATCAAGCTCGTCACAGCCCTCAAAGCGGCAGCTATCACCGAGTCATTCGATGAATTGGCGAACAAATACGCATCCTCTTTCAACGTGGATTTGAATGATTTCATGATTGATCTTCAGGAAGTCGCCGTGTTTTTGGAAAAATCCAAGAAATGTGACGGTCCAACCAAAAAAGCCTCCAGTGATCGCAAGGGTAAAAAGTGGACTAAGTGTGCCAGACAACCAGATGGTTCTTATAAAAGGATTCATTGGGGAGAAGCTGGTGTAAGAGTTGGGAAGGATAATCCAAAACGCCGCAAATCATTCCGCGCACGGCATAAATGTTCTTCCGCTAAACCCGGATCACCCAAGGCTGCTGCTTGCTCCGACTGGTAATCATATGAACATCAAAATCAAATCACTTCAAGCATCCAAGATTGATGAGGCATCGTTGAAAAATGACTATCTCTACAAAGATGTGTCATTTGATTTGGAACCATCATATTCTTTCAACAACCAACTCAATCGTAAGGAGCAATTGAAGGATATTCGGGCTATTTTTGATGTGGAAGCCATCAAGACAAGCATTTCCAATGCATTCCTCACCTCCCCCGGTCAAAAGATACTCAATCCCCTCTTTGGCATTGATCTGAGACGATATCTGTTTGAACCCGTGGATGAATTCACAGCGGAAGACATTCAGGATGATATTGAAAGGAAATTACCCCGTTCGGAACCACGCATTGTCGTGAGAAACGTGAGTGTGGTGGGTAATGAGGATGAACAGGAATATGATGTGTCCCTGCAAATTGATGTTCCATCTCTGGGTGTCAAGGGACTTTCCCTGAAATCGAAGTTGAATTCCACGGGTTATTCGATCATTTGAAAAAACTCGACATTATACTTTGATAGTATTTGTCAAAGTGGGTGGATTCTTGAATACTATCTGTTGTTTCCGATAAAATATCACATAATTCTGAATGAAATGATTCTGTAAAAGTATCATCTTCTTCCCAATCTTCTCCAAAATATCCACGTTTTCCAAAATAGTTACGCAATTCATCAGAGATGTCACTACCACGCTCCGATTCCATTATAGATTCATAAATATCTGCTGGTATCATGGTGTTTGGGGCATTTTCAACAACCCATTCTGCATACTCCAAAGCCAAATAAGGATCGTCTGCTAGTAATTCATACACTTCATATGGGATATTTTCTAAATTGTTTTTCCATGACATCATATAAGTCATCGCAAAAAAAGGATGCTTCAAAACATTTTCAATATCATCAAGCTTGTTGGCACTAAATTCTGGATAATAATCGGGATACTCATCATCAAATAACGTATCTCTGACTTTTTTATATCGTAATATCTCATTCGGTTTCAAATCATCCATTTGATAATCAGACAAATTAGGATTAATGTTGATATATTCGTTCCTAAGACCAGAATCCAATTGTTTCCAGATTACATCGTGAAGTGTATCATCGTAGTAATCCGAAAGAACTGCCGCTTTTTCTTTATGAGAAAATTTATTCCACAGTAACACCGCTTTATCAAAATCAACATCTGGATCATTGGTGTATGATGGTAATTGTTTTTTAAAATTTCTTTTTCTTTCTAAAAAATCTTTTTCCACGTTATCCAGTTCCTTATTAACCAATAATTTTTCATATTTCGTTAATTCTGGATATTTACGAACTATCTCGTTCCACCCACCTTCCACTTCTTTGGTATTATTATCTGCAAATGTCCAATCATATCCTCGTCTATTACGATCTAATACCATAATATGGTCAGTTGCGGTCTTAGGCTTCTTTTTAAAATAAATAAAATAAAACGTTGCCAAATCATTAAACCGATAATTTGAGAACATATTACCACCTCCCGTTCTTGAGATACAGAAAGAGTATCCCTTTCCATATAACACACATTTATCTTGGGAATCCCCCCGATAGATCGTCACATTCTCATCATCAGCTACAATATCCTCCTGATTGGCAACCACATCTTTGGTTGGTGCTTTTTTCTTTTTAAATTCCGCCTTACCCTTTGCAGCATGGATCGCTTCCGTGAACTCTATCCACGATTTATATTGGAAAGGGTCTTTCTTTTGGAGAGCGTTCTTATATTTCTCAAAATCTTGTAATTCCCTACGGATTTCCTGTTCCGTGGCATCGTTCTGAAATTTCTTCACAATGTTACGGATCGCTCCTTCCGAGAACTCCAACATCAATCTACGATACTCCTTATCAAATTCCATATGATTATTTAATATCATCCACCTAAATAATAACAATGAGTGATTCTCTTGAGTATAACCTGCCCAAAAACGCATACATCAACTTCGATGCGTTGTCCCTGAAAGATTTCATCATCCAACGGCTGAATGAGAATCCCAAATTCACGGATCAGAATTACGAGGGGAGCAATCTAGCTTCTTTCATCGACATCATCGCTTATAGTTACCACACCCTGCTTTTCTATTTGAATCAAACGGGATCGGAAGCTCTTTTCTCCCAGACATCTCTCTATGAGAACATGAACAAGATCGTGAACCTTGTGGGATACAATCCTACGGGCAAACAAACGTCTCTGGTTCCCGTCACCTGCACCGCCAGTGCCTCCCTAGCGGCTGGGAACTACACCCTCCGCAAGTATTCCTATTTCCTTGTCAATAACATCCAATACACCATCCTGAACGATTTCTCCTTTGAGAAGACCACAAGCGGATCGGAGAAAATCGATTCCATTGAAAATAATCTCATTCTCTATCAGGGAACCGTTCAGGAATACCCGATTTACACAGCGGAGGGTAAGGAATTTGAAACCTTTCCGATTGTTGTTGATAATCTGGTGGATGAGAACGATGATCGTTTCATTGCCCATGGCACTCTCGCTGTTTACGTGAAAGAAATCGGAGATGCAACTTGGTATGAATATGACGAGACTGACAACCTGTTTCTCACTCCTGATTCCGATAGATACTATTCGGTTCGTCTCAATGAGAACGGGCATTATGAAATCAAATTTGGTAATAATGTGTTTGGTAAGAAACTTGCCGAGGGTGATCAGGTTGCCGTTTATTATCTCCTAAGCGATAATGACAAGGGTATTATCAGCAAGAATGTCATCAATGGCAACAAATTGTTCAATTTAAACACTTCTCAATTCACTCAGATTTATAATGATGTAATTACTGTTGATCCTTCGTCCATCATTGACCTGACAAACAATGCAACTCTGAATTTCTCCAATACCGCCAATTCCACGGCAATTTCCGATGGGGAGACGGTGGATCAGATTCGCCAGAATGTTCCCAAGTATCTCAGTTCGCAGCTTAGGCTTGTGACAGAGATTGATTATGACACATATCTCACTAAAAACCTTTCCAACGTGCTTCAATCGGTGGAAGTGGTGAACAATAAGAAGTTCATTGATGAATACATTGATTATTTCTATCGAATCTGTGTTGATCCCAATAAATCCAATAGGGTTATATTGAATCAGGTTAATTTTGCGGATTCCTGTGACTTCAACAATGTGAATATCTTCGTGGTTCCCAAGTTTGTGGTTCAAACGGATGCAGAGTATCCCCCATTTCTCTCAAACAGCCTGAAAAACCTGATCATTGACTCCACATTTGATAAGAAGATGCTTAGTCACGAGGTTGTTCCCCGTGATCCAATCTATACGGCATTTGATATTGGGTATTCCGCTCAAGCAGCGAATAAGGATGTGTATTCCACCTCCAAATTGGAAATCGTTCGCACATCCAATTCCAAGATTAACAAGGAGAACCTGAAAAAGCGTATTATCAACATTATTCTGGATTTCTTCAACCCTCTCAATAATTCTCTGGGTCAAAGGCTTGATCTTTCAGACCTGACATCCACAATTCTTGGATTGGAAGGTGTTGACAAGATCAGAACCCGCAATGGGAATGAGATATTCAATGGAATCTCCTTCATAAGCTGGAATCCCGTCTATGAAGGTGTGGATGAAGAATTTGTGAACCAAACAACCACACTACCATTTTTCAAGTTCCCTTATTTTTACAGACCACAAACAATCGGAGATAGAATCCTAATCACGGATAGCGAATGAGCAGCTTTGGCGATATAGAATTTAGTGTTCTGGATTGGAAGAACGAAAATGTGTTGAGTTCCTATGCTCTGGAACAGACACCGCTTCGGTTCGTTCCCGATCTGGATGATTTCAGCTATGTTCGGGTCTTGTGGGACTTTGGAGATGGAACCATTTCCAGTTCTTTGACGGCAGAGAAGTATTGGGAAAATCCCGGCAAATATGTCGTCAATTTCACCCTCTATGATTGCTATTCCAATGCGGTGATTTCCACGGAATACAAGATCATTCACATTATTGATTATCTCAAGCACACATTCACCGTGGATTTTGACAGTCCTACCTACTATGACAATATATCATGGAAATGTGGTAAGATCAGCGATCCCATCACAATCAGAGCATATTATCCTCCAACCATTCCAACCACAAGCCTGTTCTACCGCATAAGCGGTAGCAACAGCGATTATTATTTCGATGAATTGACAAAATTTCGTCATTTGGATAAGACATATGCTTTTCATGAGAAGATTTACAACAATTACCTCTCAAGCTATCAATATCAGGAAATTGACCGCATCACCACGGATAACACTTCGATCTATGCCAAAATATCGGGAACCAATCTGATAGGTGCCACGGAATCTGATAATAATTCGTTTTTTGTTGGGGTATCGGGAACCAAGGATATTCATTTCAAGGATGATTCCATCAATCGGATCAACATTGATCTGTTTTTTGATAGAAGTGTGGAATATCTCAATAATCGGAACAATACCAAAATTTCACTATCAGCCCTTATCGTGGATAATGATGAGGTGGAGGATTTATCAATCACCAGTAATGGATTGGATGGGGAATTCTATGAAATTGATTCTTTTAAAATTGATGGTAGAAAATTCTCCCATGTGGACATACCATTTGTTATAAAAATCAAGGATTCGGAGAATTTCAGCGTCAAGAACTTTCCCCTGCTTTCCGCTTCCGATGTCAATGTTCTGGTATTATCGGGGGGAGACGTAGTAAATTCTTCCTATTATGAATTGGAAGATGTGGGAGCTTATTATGGTTCCGCCAGAGGTAAGATAAAATTAAAAACGAACGATGTTTTACACTATGTTCAGTTGAGTGCAAACCTGTCCACAACCAATGATCAGGGGAGTTCATATTCCTTGGTAGGAATCACCGACTACTTCGATGTGTATCCCAAAAATTACGTTTCCATTGAAAAGAGAAATGAAGATTTTGATGCCCAAGAGACATTCAAGGGTTTAAGATTCCAAGAATTCCTCTTGGATAAGACGGTATTATTTGACGATTTCATGGGATCGGTGTTTGGAACCCTAAGTTCTTCCTATGACACTCTTGGTAAGAAAATCTATGAAAAGATTACCAATTTCGTGGAAAACACCCAAGATGTGGACAGAGGTGAAATATTCTCCCTGATTTCCCAGATGAAAATGACGGGGGTTGATAATGATGTGTTTGAATCCAACCTTTTCACATATCCGGAGAAAATCAAGCGTATTCTGGACTTGGGATCGATCAGCAAGAACAAATTGATTGGATTTAATAACAAATTTAAGGAGAATTTTGATATCAAGGGATTTTCTTCCAAGGAAATCTTCGGAACAAATCTGGGAACGGAGATCAACACCGATACCTACATCATATCGGCGGGAACCCCCATTGTGGCTCTGGAAAAGTTCTCCAACCGCTATGTGTTGCTGAATACTGAACAACCCGTGGAAGAAACCGTGTTGAGTGCTTACATGTTATCGGGATACAATGCAAATTGGGGTTGGCCTCTGGTTCTTCCCGACACCTACCAATATTCCGATCTGGAGAAGTATTATTTATTCTTTGAATATCAGACGGGATATGAAAACACCCTTGTTGATAATACGATTGTATATGACTACACCCTTTATGATAATCTCTCATCCAAACATGTATTAAGGGATGAAGATGGGGAACCCATACTCACCGAAACATCTCAACCAATCTTTGAGGAATTTGATTTCAATTATAATTCTGAAATGATGAACATTTCTTTGCGAGATATGTTATACTCTTCCTTATCACTGTATCATCTCTAAATAATACCAATGACTCTAGCATCATTAGGTTATCCAAACATTCCCAAGTCCATCACCAATCCAAATGTGGTGGTTCGTGATGCTCTGGATGCGAATACATCCCTTTCGTTCCTACAATTCATCAAAACGATGGATGTGTCTTTCAATCCTTCAAAAAATCAGGATTATTACACGGCATATCTCAAATCTTGGAATTTTGTGAAGAATACCAAGACTGCGGATGATAATTCCGTGATCATCGAAAGGTATCGGGAATTCATTCAGGATGTCAATCTAGAATACACCACTTTAGAGGAGCAGAAGTTCCTTTCCAAGCTGGATTTCAACGATCCCCTTGATCTTGATATTGCCATTCCGTTTTATTCCCGCAAATTAATTGAAATTTCGGAATATTATAATAAAAAACGGGAAGAAGCCAAGTTTCAGATCACCAAGAAGAGAATTTCAGGAACAAATTTTGGATTGACCAAGGATATCAAAGATATTACCATAAATTATTTGGAAAATCTTGATAACAGAAAGATCAATTATGACTTTTCCAATCTGAAAAACGATTTGGAGGTGGAAATCGAGGAGTTGTATGAAACATATCCTGAATACTTCAATCAAACACCGAATGTTCAGATATATGATAACAAGGATTTGGATTATGGGCTGGATATTTTCCTCAAAACCAATGCAGAACTCATTCCCGAAGTATTTGCTGGGGTATCCGCTTCACTGATTGAATTGAAAGAAGGGAACTCCTTACTGGATAACAAGAGAAAATTAACGGAGAAATACATTTCTTCCAATTATTATTATCTTTCCACGGGTTCCACTGTATATGACTTCATTTCGGGTAAGATGTTGGATGCTGATAATCCAGCAGCTTCCTTTTTCAACACGAAATATCCCACAACAGCTTCCACTCAGAGAAAAGAATTCACAACACCTGTGGAAATGGGGTTCTTTCGCCCCCACAAGCTATCCATTATTTTGATTGATGGGGAAATACCTTCATATTCCTTCAATTTTGATAATCTAGAACCCAATACCATCTACTATTTTCCTGATCCTGATATCAGGGGTAATAATGATGGTATTCTAACATTCGTAAACAACGATTTATTCCTGAAACGCAATGATTCTTCGGGGAAAGCCAAAAATCAACCGATTAGTAATAAAAGCGATTCCCAATATTACGGTTATATCTCCCAAACGGAGACGACACCTTCAAAATATCTGGATAAAGTGTTTGAATCGGGTTACATTCAGGATTCCAAGGAGGATATCTATAACAATCTCTATGGTTTGTTTAAAAATGATGGGAGTTTCAAGCAAACCATCAAGGTAATACCAGAAACAGAGAAACAATATATCATTCTAGATGGACATACCTTCTACGATTTCAAATATGGGGAAGGATATGCCTTTGATTATTCAACGGTTGATGATTCCACCTTTCCATATACCACAAGATCGGGGTTATCTTCACACACGGGAGGATTTACCACCGATTTCTCCCGCCATTACATTCTGTTCGGAGGAAAATTTACGGATAATTTCACATATCCTCCCGATTTTTATCCAATTTGTCAAATTCTGGAAGGTTATAATGTTTTCCGCAATGGAGTTCTCGTAACCGATACCATTTCATCCGATTTGAGTGGGTATCCTCTCAGTGGCACTTACTATTACTCCCGTTTGATTGAGGGGGGTATCCACGACTCATCCCCCCTTCAAAGAGCATTGGTTGATCCTTCATATCCAACTTTAACTGCGAATGCAACCCAAGAAATTGTTCCTGATGAAGTGAATACATTCATGATTGATGGGGGTAAGGCAACCAATTCGTTGTGTGATATCCAATTTCAATTCCCATCTATCTATTACGATCCCACGGTATTGCAATCCAGTGTTTACAATCTTTCATCTTCCCCAACTGAGAATTACTTCACAAGGTTGTCGTCACATGGCACGATCTATGTTAGGAATGCATACACCAAAGAGGTTAAATCACTTCAAACAACCTTCAGTTACCTCTCAACAACCCTGTTGAGTTCTGTTTATAACGAATTATCGGGTGTTTCCTCATTCGAAGTGGTGGGAGACACCATATTCATCCAAACCGATAACAATCTAATCGCTAAAAAAATCCTTTTTGACAATGGAGCTTTTGTAAATCCCAAGAAATCCACATATGTCACATCATTCAATGATAATCCTTACCAAAAAGTGTCCAAACGATTCAAGAAAAAAGATAAGGTGTATTACGCAAGATTGGATGTTGAGACTTATCCAGTGGTGAGTAACGATTTCAAAATATATCCAACAATTTATGAGATTGATACCACGAAACACATCAAAAAAATCTATTCTGTAGGGGGATTGACCAACTTCTACACGGTGTCAGGAGGATCGGAAGCATACATCAAGGCAGAGGAACCAATGTTCACCTATGATAATCGCTCCGATCAATATAACATATCATTCCTCATGAAAACCGTGGGCAACCAATTCATCATTCAGGAATTTGATTTCAAATTGAATCCGTTCTCCATGATTAACCATAAGCAAATCAAACAACGATGAACACCAAATTCCTATCCTTGTCTTCAACAAACACCAACCAAACCACAACCTATTCAACAATAGGTGTGGTTGATCATACCTTGTTGACATTATCTTTATCGGGAGTCACTGAACGAATTTTTCCCACACACCTAACCATTGATTGGGGAGATAATGTGGAAGATTTCTTTGAAAATGATATACTACAGAATCAAAACATTGCATCCAACGTGTTTTCATCTCTTCTGATGACCACCTACACACACGAATACTTCCCATCTGTCATCTCCACAAGTCAAACACTGACAGCGACGGTTTCCTTATATTATACCAATACTGATATATCAACTTTTACATTACCTTTATCCATCACCAACTATGATTATGCGACATCAGTGGGAGATGTTAAGCTTGTAAATACCGTTTATTTACAGAGCGGTTCAAAGATGCATCAATTGGTGACTAATGAAGGTGGTTATCTATTGGAATTACTCATTAAATAATCTTGTGGCTATTTTATTTGATAAATTATCATCCTGTGAATCTGTTCCCCTTTCCTCAAATTTGGAAGATATAAGGTTTCAGAATTTTTCAAGATATTATCAAGGAGATTATACGCTGACGTTTTACAACGCTCTTTCGGGTATCGTTGATGTCAAAAATAAGAATTATACCAATTTCTTACTGACTAGAAATACCAAAGTATCGAACATTCTCGAAAAGGAAGATCAAATTCTGAAATCCGATTCATTATTAACCAATCTGAACTTTGGGGGTAATTTTTTGGCGTTTCAAAGAGCAGATACCAGAAGATTGGGATTGTCGGGTATCTATAACGAGAGTGAATACTACGGAAATTATAATTTCTCGACAAACGGTGATTCTTTGTCCACAAATTTTGTCATTACACTGAAACCCAACAATGTTTGCAACATTCATCAATATTATGACTATAAAAAATATTATTTGACTAGAAATGCTAATAATGAATTAAATTTTTATACTCAAAATCTAGGATTGACTGCCTATGATTTCAAATATATCTACTCCCGCCCAAACAAGGCTATATTCCTCTTCCAAACCTTATCTGGTGTTCCTTATTTTGTCAGAAAAACGGGTAATTCGCTGACATTATCTCCATCCACATCCGCAAATAAAGCGAGTGTTTACACCAATCCCATTTATCTGAGCAAAGACATATATTCCGATTTCAATATTAATCCAAATACTTCTTATGTTGAATATGGGGACGATAATACCATATCGGAAAACGGAATACTAAAGGATTTGGATAATAACTATCTGTTACACCGTGAAAACGATTCAACTGATATCATTGTTCTAAAGAATCAACTCACCCAAGACAATACGTTTACATCGGGCAACACATTATTATCTTCACAAGACTTGAAATTTTTCGTTGATGGTATGCGGAATTATACATCCATTTTCAATGATATCGACACTGAAAAAGATGAGACTTTAGCTCTAAATTATGTTCTTTACAACAAATCATATGAAATTCTTCCCGGACTGAATCGTTTTACTGCGCCGGATAACATGTCCCCATTCAGCAGGATCAATATCAATGATACAAAATTCGTGGAATCGGGAGCATTTGGATATCCAACACCCGAATATGCAGATAAGGTATATCGCTCCGATGTTTCAGTGAGCTATGATGATGGGCAAACATATCTATGCACTTGGTTGTCCGGTTCCCCCCTTGGTAGTGATAAAGTTTGGGTGGATCGTTACTATTACCCCGATTTGATTGAAAAATCCTTGGCACTGGTGGGAGATAATTCATTCAATCCTACATATGATGATGTGGTGGAGGAATTAGTGACTGGAAATACATCAATACGGGACAGTCTCTCATCTTTCACGGTGTTTGATAAAAAAAGTGATATGTTATTTGTACCGAATTGCAAATACACATACGAAAGAATTAAAGCGGAAGAGTCTGTAACCGATCCGGTGGTGATAACACCCTGTCAATCCCTAACAACAACCGGAAATAATATTAATTATTTCAAACAATTGAATGATGCTAGTAAATTCACCGTAAAATTTTATTTTGATGGTAATAGACAAAATTGGAAATTCAAAAGCAAACGAAATAATACCAATGGAGGACTCACCATTGAAAAAAGAGGTGATAATCTCATATTTGAAATGAACCTTTATAATCCCGGATTCGTTGAAACCACCACTTTCACGGAAACGGTTGTGTATAAACCATCCCAGCGCAATTTTGTTTGTGTTTCCATTGATGCTGTAACCGGACAATTATATTTCTTTCTAAATAACCAAATTGTGGGGTATTATACTTTTGATATTTACCAATTTTATGGAAAAAGATTGGTGTTTGGAGATTTTGTTGTGAATGATGAGGACATTTTTAACCAAAATACCTTGTTGAAAGTTGGTGTAACTACAGAATATACATCAGAAAATCTCGCATTTATCACTCCAATGCTTGACGGGGAATCTAAAATAGACCCAATTACAATTACTTTACCTTGTGGTATGAGAAACAGCACCGACACGGTTGAATATCTTCAAAGTGTGTGCAACAATCAAGCTTATAAATCGAATTTTGTCAATATATTCATCAAAAATGTTGAATTGGAAGATTCTGATATGGATGGACTTCGTAATCGTATATCTTCAGAGATTGTTGATCGCTCTTCAATAACCACTCAAATAAATAATTTAACAATCCCATGATTTCGTATTTCAAATTTACATCAGGTGAAGCATTTACCTTAAATGGTGCCGATTACTCTGGATTCTTCCACGTTGAAGAAGGGGTTGCATATACGGAACGCAAAAAAAGCGAGACTTCTGAGCAACTTACCCCGAAGAACACTTTCATTTCAGATTTCTATCTCAATAAAATGGAATTTGACAATCAATTTGATTCAATCACGGAAACATCCGATATAACAGCCAATGTTTTTGATGTTCTCAACAAGGTTGAGATGGAAAGATTATTATCCATCATCAACCAGAATAATCTAATTGTTTTCAAATCTTTGGTTGTTAATAATCCTCAAATCATCAATTTCACGGAAAACGACTCCCATTATTACGGGTTGTCATCCACCATCGTTGACATGAGAAACGACGATCTCATGTCGGGGAAGAAAAATATATCTCATATCGATCCATTTCGATATTCTCTCGAATGGGCATTTCTTGAAAAGATTAAATATGGGGCGTTATTTGTCAAATCTGATCAAACGTTTAAATATCTATGTTCAACTGGTTTCGAACTTTATACTCTCAAGGGATCATTTACAGATGAAGGATATATCGAATACTCCGTTCAGGAGTTGGAATTTTCCGAAGAGGTATATGGAATTGATTATGATGAATTTGAAAATAAAATAACCATTATCACGCTTGGTGATTTATTGGTATATGATTCTATTAATTATATTGAATGCGATACTTTAGTTCTGGTGGACTCGATCAAATTAGGGGATGTTAATTCTGAAATATTTAAATGGAGTATTGAAAAGAAATTTAAGGACTTGATCGGTAAATGGGGACGCAAATTTTATAATATCCCAAATTTTTCAACAGAATTCATTCGTTTCGGGGATAATTACAGGACATCCATTGAAAATGATGCTCTTGTTCTTAGAAATAAATACTCAACAGAAAAAATAATTGAGTTCAATTTAGCATCCCTTGGGATTGAGGAATTATTAAGCGTTAATATTCGGGTTATTGATGATTATGTCATCATTTTACATCAAAAATCAAATATTTTTCATATTATGTTTTTTGATCCTTTGGATATTGAAGGAACGTTGAGGGACACCCCAATATCAGAATTCCAAAATAGTGACAATTATAGGGTATCGTTTTCCAATCACGATTCCAATATATTTTATTTAAATAGTTCGGCGCAATGTCAAACCCGTGTGGTATCAAACCCAACATATCCAACAGGGCAAATGCGAGAAAGCAACCTCAAGTATGTGAAAAAAGAAACGTGGAAAAATTATATCCAAAAATTTGGAAATGGTAATTTGAAATGGAATACCACATCTCTGGATTCCAATTATTACACTAATTATATGTTCGATAATATCGTTAAATCTGATAAAAATTACGTTTTCTTATTGAATTCTGGTAGAATATATCCTCTTCGGCAAAATATTCCCGATTCATATCTTAGTTCCATTTCCTTGGATTTAATAAAAAATTATGATGGTGTCAAATGTGCAGACACTTCGTATGGATTATTTTTCAACAAAACCATATCATACATTCTCAAAGATATACTAACACTTTATACAAATGCAACCAATTCCTACTCAATTGGTAAAAATGACGTATTTCTAAATAAAATACAAGAAATCACATACGACACCAACAATCTTTACATGAATGGGAATGAATCTGTCAATGTTTTGATGATGCAACGCATCTTAACACTATTAACCGATCTCCAAAAACAATTGGTTGCCAATTTGATAACCGTGGATTAAATAATGTTATGACTTTACCAGATTTAACAGACCAATTCGCTGCGGATTCCTTTTTAGGGATATTACACACCAGCAACAATGCACTAACAACAAGCGATCTTAAAACCATATATGATGGTGTTGGAAACCCATCATCTTTGAAATTATCTAATGATAGAGCGTCAATAGCTGGAATAACATATCCGCTATCTGATCCCGGTTTTAATCTCAGTCTTATGACATCTGGGGGAACCAATGTTTTATCACTCAGTTCTTGGTCGCAAATACAGCAATTTTTAGGGGGTATTGCAAATGGTTCTTACTATAATCCCATCATCACTATGACCGATGGGACTATTACGAACATAACCACAGCACCAAAAGGCATACAAACATATACAATAGCAGGTTCCTACACATTCACCGTGCCAGAAAATGTCAAAGTAGTGAAATTCATTGTGACAGGTGGTGGGGGATATGCTGTAGTTAGAAGTGCTGGTGGGGGAGGAACTGCCATTGGGTATATGGATACTATTCCCGGTGAAGAATTCACTGTTGTTGTGGGTGCTGCTGGTAATTCGGGGAATGCTGTCGGTGATACATCATCGATAACAGATGATGATGGTAATATTGTAGCATCTGCCACAGGAGGAAATACCACGACGGTTTTTGGTGGGAGTTATGGTGGAGGGGGAGCTAATATTGGTTCCTCTCCGAAAGTTACGTCATTTTTGGAAGTCAAAGGTGGGGATGGTGGACACGCTGTTGCTGGGGAGAATGATAGAGACTCCACTGGTGGGTCTTCTTATTGGGGTGGAAGTCGAGCATATGGTGGAGGGGTTGGGTGTAGCACAGCGGGGGCGAGTGATAGCGTAGCTGGTAGTGGAATTGTGTATTTAGAGTGGTAATAATATGGCTGATATCTACATTTCAAAAATCAAAGTTCGTAGAGGAACAAACGCTGAGATCAATTCAACCCGTTTTGACCAAGGAGAACTTGTCCACGCAACAGATTCCAAACGTCTATTCATTGGTAACGGAGTGTTGAGTGGTGGTAATCCGGTTTCCAGTAAAGTCCACCCCCCTCTCAACAATTATTATAGTCTTAGCACCACTTTGGCTGAAGTTGGTGATCTTGTATCTGTAAATTCAATCTGGTATCAACTTACTGCATCTCCTTATAGTTCCGCCACGAATTGGGGAGATGTGAGAACAAAATTCTCTTCTGAATTTATATATGATTCGACTTCCACTGTTAATATGGCAGTAAGTGGACTATCGGCATCCAAAATTAACCCAAACACGGTTACAAATGGTGTCAATATCATTGATGGTAAAATTCAATTAAATTATAGAACAAATTTCTTTGAAATATCTTCCAATCAACTCTCCATAAAAACAGGAGGAATCACAACAAGGGAAATTCTTTCATCTTCTTTCAGTAATGGATTGAGTGGTGGTAATGGAAGACCAATTTCTTTGACTGTTTCCCCCACCGATTTCACATTCCAATCGGGAATACTTTCCGCCAATTACGCCAGAATTTCCGCCTATGGATTGAACACACAATCCCATTTGCCAGTATCCGCATATAACGCTCTCAGTGGAGTTACTGCTAAAGTTGGGAACACAGCATCAGTTGATAAAGTGATTTATCAATTACAATCATTACCAGCCACCGCACTATCGAATTGGGAAGCCATTTCCAAAGATGCATTGACAATTTATGATACTCTGACTGGGAATTCCACGCATCATTCCTTATCTGCTCTTTTTAATGGTAGTCCATCGCAACTCACGGATGGTGTGGTTCCCGGAATACAATTGACAAGTTTCACGGCATTGTCTTCCAACGGTCTTTCTTCCGTATCAATCACCTTATCTTCCGCTGGATTCATCACATTTGCGGGGGATACATCCGAAACCGGAAAAACGGTAAATAGATTCGCAATCCCAATCTTCACATACTAATATGTCAATATCAATCACCAACGACACCCTTTTAAAGTTGCTTGCCCGCCAAGGAACCAATGCAGAACGTTTAAACGTTCTGTTAAATTCAGGAGAATTTGCATTCACCACCGATACTGAACGTCTTTTCATTGGCAATGGTGCGGATAACGGGGGTGTTTTGGTTGGCAATAAATTCAAGGGATCAAATCCCGATGTCACCACCTTCTCTCCCGCAGAAATAGGAGATTTGGCATATAATAGTGATGCTCTCGTATTATATAGACTCAAACAAAATGATGGGTCAAACTTATCCGATTGGGAAAAAATCGGCGGTTCCGGGTTGACAAGTGATATCAACCAAGCTCTGGGAGGTGTTCAGATTGATAATCTGGTTCGGGTCACTTCGGTTGGGTGGTCAACGCTGTCTGCTTCCAACGATCCAAACACTTTTTACATCGTTTCTGATGTGAATTATATAATCGTTTAATGTAACATATACTTTGACACTGTAATGCCTACAAGCACCACCACTACTCTCTCAGGCACCACCACTCCAACGCCTACTACAAGCACCACGACTGCTCCATCAGACACCACGACTACTACAAGCACCACGACTGCTCCATCAGACACCACGACTACTACAAGCACCACGACTGCTCCATCAGACACCACTACAGAACCCCCCATCACTACAGAACCCCCCACCACTACAGAACCCCCCACAACACCATCTTTAAGTTGTTGCGCTCCCCCTCCAAACCCACCAGTAATCAATCCCCCCATCATTCTGAACTTTACAACACGAACCATTCCCCCGTTAGTGATTGATATAACACCCCCGACATCTCTCAATCCATTTACCATTCAAATAACTACGACCACCACAACAACGACTACGACCACAACGACCACAACAACTGTTCCAAGAACTGGAACAGTTGTGCCTATTGAATGTGAAAGTTATTGTAAAAAGCTTGGGTTCTGATAATTATTAACATGCGAAAACTCACGATTGGTATTCCCACCTATAATGATTATGATGGATTATATTTCAGCATTCAAGCCATTAGAACATATCATCGGGAAGTTATAGATGATATTGAATTTATTATTATTGATAATAATCCTGATTCTCCCCATGGGCAATCCAATAGGAATCTCACGAATTGGATCAAAGAACCTTTTCAATACCTCCCATTCACCAAATACAACGCATCCACCGTTAAAAATAAGGTGTTTTCCCTATCGGATACCCCTTATACCCTATGCATGGATAGCCATGTGATGATTGTCCCCGGTGCCTTGAAAAAGCTGATCCATTTATACGATTGTGGTGGAGATGGTGGAAATCTTTTACAAGGTCCTCTGCTTTATGATGATTTCCATCATTATTCCACCCACTTTGATGACACTTGGAGTTCCCATATGTGGGGAACGTGGCAAACGGATGAGAGGGGCAAGGAAACGGATGCTCCCCCCTTTGAAATACCAGCCCAAGGCATGGGACTGTTCTCCTGTAGGACAGACTCATGGTTGGGATTCAACAAAGCTTTTAGGGGCTTTGGGGGGGAGGAGAAGTATATCCATGAGAAATACCGCCAACACGGTAAGAAGACGCTCTGCTTGCCCTTCCTGCGTTGGTTACACCGCTTTGAGCGTCCTGCTGGTATCCCATACAAGAATGATCTCAAGGATCGCTTTCGTAATTACATGATTGGGCATCACGAATTGGGGCAAGATACCAAAGTTCTCAAGGAACAGTTCAAAGGGGTCGTATCAGTGGAAGATATGAACAAGATTGAAGTGGAAGCTACGATATTATCAAAATTATAAACAATAGTTCTTCACATTACCCATCTCATCACGGTATCTTGCATATGAATATGTAGCTACACAAGAATCTTCGTTTTCCTCCCATACTCCTAGAGTAGATTGCAATTCGTAAATTGCTTTAATATATTGTTCACAGGCAGATTTGGCAAGTGTAATATTTTCGTAGATTATTTCTTCCATGTTTCAAATATTTCCCAATTGATGTTCAATTCTTGTGTCCCATAACATTGCAGGAAGTCTATCCTCAATATATTGGGTGATTGCCAACGGTTTGATCATCTCCGCTGGATTGACTTCAAGTTCTTCCGCCCTCTGTTGAATGAAATGGAATGCTTCCACCAAGCAAGCCCATTTTGCAAATTCCTCGATGGTCATTTTGATCACCCCTCTTTTTTTAGTTTGTATTTTTATCATTTAGTTTTGTTTTAATTAATTTATCGATGTTTAAATCCTCAATCGGTTCCGTGATCAGAACAGTATCAAGCTTTAAAGTAACGGAATATGTGTTATTACAGGCATCACATTTCACTTCATATTCCTCCTCCGGTTTGAAAATACCCTCAAACATGTTTTGACCACAGTTGCAGGGGAATCTAACGGAAGCTTCTTCCAACATACTCTCGTAGTTTTTAATCACCTCTTCCTGTTCGACCATCACCCCATCCGCTTCCTGAAGCATCTTCTCCAATTGAATCACCCGCTCATCGGTCTGTTTCTTCTCAAGCTGGTTCTCCAATTCAATAACCCTATCATCCTTTTGCTTGCGATTGTTCCACCAAAACATTCCCACCCCACATCCAATCATGGATAACACGAAATATCGTAGGAAATCCATCTCATTTGTGGTCAACCCAAAAGCCAACCCAAGGGAAATAGTAATTCCTCCCAATATTTGCAGTCCTATTTTTTCTATTTTTTCTGTCATAATTTTTATGTCCACATGTAGCCCCGCTGTTGGATGATGATCCGCATCACTTCCGAATCCTCATCATAAAGTTCTTTCTCAATCTTCTCATATTCTTTCCAATCCTCAATCGTGTCAAGAATTTTTACGATTTCAGATCGTCCCACCTTGATCCAATCATAACATTGTTTGAGCAAGCCTTCTCTGGCCTTGATCAGATCGACAGTCTCTTGCGTCACATGTCCTTTCTCAAGCTCTTCTTTGAATAGCTCATCAAGATTATCACGAAGACCTCGTTCTTCCTCCACATAATGAACCAGAGATTCAAATAAACAGATTTCCAGCAGTGCGTCCTTATCCATCCAAGTTCCTTTGAGCTTGTTTGTTAGCCATCTTTGTTGATTTTTCATTTATTTTTCAGATTTATAGTGTGCGTATAACCCAACCACACCCAAGAGTATCCATGTAAATGGAAGATAATCAAGATTTTTTATGTTAATGAGAAGCAATAGCGGGGTAGTTATCACACCCATCACACACCCAAACATGAGTTGATTCCAAAGTTGTTTGTTCATTTCTTTATTACGTGCCACTTTTATGTTGGATTTCGTATTTCATATTTCATAATCAATTAAAATTATCTTTATCTCTGAAAATATTGTCAATTTCCCTCAAACAATTCTCCACACCTTCACTTGATAGTGAAATATTTCGAGCAATATAGAGCCTATTGCAGATATCCTGCAATTCCCCAGCTTGATCAATAAAATCCATTACCACGTCCAAATCAATTGTATTCTCGTCTTCCATGCTTAGGATTGTAGTCTAGTTTTTAATGTCCAATTGTGAATTTCTCAAGCGTTTTATCCCCGTTCTGCATGAGATACATAATAATCTTCTCCAGATTTCCCTTGAGTTTGATAAGTTCCCCGTTTTTCTGAAATTCCTCCATTTTCAGGAGATTTTCCAGATTTCGGGACGCTGCAAACGCATTATCCACGATATTTGCCATTTGTTGGGGTAATTCCCCAAATTCAAACGGTAGAGTGTGGGGAGCCTTGGCTTCTTTCTCATCCGTCTTGTATTTTCGCATCTGTTCCGAAGGATTCAGCGAACTTTCAAAGTCGAAATCGATGGCACCGGACGCGATTGCAGTGGAATAGGGAGAATTTGAGGCAGACATATTAGTATTTAATCACTTTTTCCATAAAGCCTGATAATTCTATAAATATCAGATGCTTCACCCACCTTTTCAACACCTTGGCAATATGAATCGTTATTACCAGCTTCTTCCTCAACCTCTGTTGCCGTCAGTGTATTACCAATTCCCATTCCAAAATCAATTCCACCCCCAATATATACTATTTTATTTTCATTATGATAGATTCCTGTAAATATCCAAGTCTTCCCTTCTTCCCAATCATCACAATGCCACCGAATAACATCACCACATTTCACCGTTTCCCCGTTTTTGTATGTCATATTTTCATTATATTCTAGTTTTTAACGCTATTTCCACTAAATACTATCATGGCTAATAAATTCCACGCTAAATTCCTCAAAATTCTCCAAGAAGCTCCCCAACTTGACATTGATCCTGATTTGGAGAGAGGTGCTGCTGAGATGTCCCTAGACGATGATGTTGCCATGGATGATTATGATGTGGACATGGAAGTTGATCCATCCGCTGTGGATGAGATTGGGGATGCCATGGCTCGCCAGAATGAGCAAATGGTTGGTGTTGTTGATAAATGGAATTCAAATATTGATAAGTTCCTTGGTTATCTCAATGGTGATCAGCCAAACAGTATTCAGAGTGTTCTGGCTACCGCCAATCCTGAGTCGATGTTGGGTAATTTGAAGAACCAACAAGTGAAAATTGGTCGCATTGCTTCCGATCTTGCTGCCCTTCAACAGTCGTTTATGACTGCGAAGAAGTCTCAGTGATTATTTGATTAATTTCATTTTTACCGTAGCTGCCAAACCCTTGCAGCTATTTTTCACGATTAAATCCGTGGGATATTCATCCATGCCATAAGCCATACACACAGCATTCAGGTCTTTGAACTTTTTTCCATCATATTCTGGCCAGATGAAGACCTTTTCTCCCATATCAATCAGCTTTAGGGTCTTCTCCCGTGCTGTTTTATCGATCCACTGGCTATCCAATACCCAAATCCTCTCAAAGAACTTCAAACCATCCATCTGTTCCTGTTGATACGATGTGAAAAGCTGATCACCCTTGGTAATACCCCCAATACCAAGCCCATTGTTCACAAAACAAGCATCCAGTGGTCCTTCTATGATGAATACCTTATCCAAATCGGATGATATGCGCTCAATTCCAAACACACTCTTATCTCCCCCATCTTTTGATAGGTAAGAAGGGGATTCGTCATCCACCAATCGTCGGCTCTGGTAATAAACAATCTTCCCGTTCTCATCCTTGAAAGGTATCACCAGACGCTTATCATGCTTTTCATCCTTCAAAGAGATGTAGAAGGCATCTGGACGGTTCACAGCGGTATCCAATCGCCTTTCCTTGATGTAAGCCAGAGCTTTTTGGACGATCTTGTTATTCTTGTAGTAATCGGTCTGATTCTTATCAAATAGATTGATACTATCCATCGGTAAGGATGCTGATTTGGGTTTTTCCTGTTTTTCTTCCATATCCATGACATTAATCATCCCATAATTACCTTTCTCAATCTCATCCACCATCTGATTGAAGGACAATCCCGACACTTCCTTGATCCATTTGTAAGGCTTGGATGACCAGCCGCAATTGTGGCAAAATATGTTGTCATTTTCGGGAATGTAGAAGCATCGTTTCTTTGATCCCCAACTTTTACCTTCCCGGCATATGGGACAACAGCAATTATAATTACCATTATGGCTGTTAAAAGAAACTTTATATCCATATTCGTAAAATTTGGACACCACATAATCAGTGGGAAACTCAATGATCCTCTTTTGCAAGGACTTCGTATTGGGCTTGGACAACGCGGCGGATATTTTTTGGGAGATGTTCAACGAATTCAATAATCTCATGTTCTTTGGCAAAGTCAAATTTGTCTTCCGGGACTCTTTGGATTTTTATATCTGGAACAGAGAGAAACACATAATCATCCCCATCTTTTTTAATAAAATTGAATAATTGTCCAACGAAATCCCCCGTTTGAACGGCATAAACATCACCTTTCTTAATTTTTGGTTTTTTAAAAAACATTATTCAAAAATCGTCTGCAAGATTCATCCTACCAGCCATGAACTCTCCAAATTTCTGGATGAATAGGTTTTGCATGGCATTATCCTCCATCTTATTGGCGTGAAATGCGATTTCCACAACATTTCCATCCAGATCATATCCGAGGAGCTTACCACATACTAAAAATTCCTTCAAAATAGCCTTTAGAGCATCGTTTGTCAGTGGATGAGAACCTTTCTTACGCTCGTTCCTAAGCTTCTTTTTCAGGGATTCCCGAAGAACTTCCAATACCTGCTCATCCACGAAGATTTCCTCCGGTTCTTCATCATTCTTGGCCATATTCATACTTATCCTTGACATAAACAGAATTAACATTCATCTGCCTCACTCCTTTTTCAATCAGAGTAGTGACAACAATTTCCATACTCTGAGTTTTAAGGTTGAAATTCTTGATAAAACGATTACCCCCGTCATTAAACTCAAACATCACATCCCCCAGAGCTTCCTTGTTCTGATAACAGGTAATAATAACCGAAGTATTGCTAGGATCAACCATGATCGACCATTTGCGGGGATCGTGTTGGGCATACTTATCAAACAGCTTAATGGTTGCAAACCCCGAATCCCTGAGTCTCTTGATGAAATACCCCTGTGTGCTAACGTTGTTCTTCATGTTAATACTTAACGAATATTTTGGATAACTCAAGCAAGATATTCTTTCATAATGTCACGAATAATCCGTCTTCCTTCCTCATTTGCAGAGTGAACATAGACCTTGATGTTATCATTTGGAGACAATTTATCCTTCAGATACTTGGCACAGTGAATACCAGACTTTGTTTGGAAATTCTCCCATTCATAATAACCGGGATTCTTGAGAAAATTGATATAATATTTCATGTGTTCCAAGCACAAATCATTGTCAAATGAACAAATGGATGGAAACCCTCGTTCCTCAATAATCTTCACGAAATCGTTATAATTTCTAACAATTTCCCAATTTCCATTGGATGTTTTGGTCTTATCCAACAGCATCACACCCCCGTCATTATATAGAAATGCATCTTTGGGTTGGCGCACATCATCAAGAAATAATAAATAAGACATTATTCAACACCCTCACTAAATTTTTGTTTATCTCTAAATTCAGCCACCGATGGGTATCCACCATCAATAACTTTCAATTCCTCTGGATTAATTCCTCGAAATTCCCATACTACCTTCTTTTCAAAGGGGGATATTTTGAAATTGGAATGCGCCCTCATCAGAATATCAACGATATCTTCATGTGATAATTCGGGATATATTTTGCTTTTTAATTCTTTGATCTCCCCCGATGGCGTGTCCCTAAAAGTATCACCGTAATGAGAAAATTGTTTGGAATCTATGGCAACCCAAAAAATATCATCACCCGCAAAACAATTCTTAATACTTTTCAATATATTATTATCAATATTTTTAGTATCACACCAAAAAGCAATCAGAGAGACATTCTTACCAGCAGATTTGGATTTAATATTTTTCCAGATTCTTCCAGAAAATGTGTTGCGTCGAGTATTGCCCATGATCTGATCCTTTTGATTATCATAATAATAGTCAAGATCATCAGAAGTCGCTTCACCACAAACCTTAACAGAGTAATCTTTTAAAATACTCTTAAATTGTTTAGGGTCTGCTTTGACTTTAGCTAAAGCATTGAAAATAGATGGGTGTGTATTGGAAGTATGAAAGAGTGTCTTTCCTATGAAAGAAAAAGCTTCTCCCGATTCATATGAATAGGAGTCCCCATCAAAATTAATCTGATCAGGACTAGAATTTTTGGAAGGAATCTTAACGTTTTCCATTAAAATTACACCTCTTGCTGTAGCTCGCTCCTCAATTATCTTTTGGTAAAGCTCTCGTATGTTCAAATCATCCTTCATTGTTCCAAATTTCCTCCCATTTTTTAAATTTTTCAATCAATATATCCAAATTTTTAGATTCATACCTACAATCAACTGAAGTTGTATAGTAATGAATGTTCCTATTCAATTCCTTATAACCACCATAATTCAACACATCTTCCCCGTCAGAATGCTCAACTTTTAACACGAATGTATCATACATCCCATTGTCATCAACGTCAATAGACATGAATTTGTCTTTTATTGGATAAAAACGAACATTCTCGTATTTGGAAGCATTTTCTTTGTATTCTTCTGGATAAAATATAATCATGATAGCATTATGCTCTAGTTTTTAACCATAAAAATCACCACCGTAGGATTTGTGGGATCAACGTTTCCGTTATCATCCACAAAATATGAAATACCGTTTTTCACCGGATATTCTCCCTCCATATTCAGCGTTCGATCAATCACGAAACCATTTCTACTGTAAAGCCTGAACAAACCTTCATCCTTGATGTTGCCTTTATCGTCTTGGGTTGCAAAACAGTCCAATCTTGTGGCTCCCTGTTTGATAGCCTCCTGCACCAGAGCATTACCCGAAGATTCCTGCGAGGAGAACACCGAAACCAATTCATCTTCATCCTTGATACAAAATCCACTGGAATTGTTCTTACCCAAGAAACACTTCATGCGCTGGTAATCTTGAACGGGATAAACACTGAGATTATTCTTGATGTTCTTAAAAAATTTGGGATTTACCGTTTTGCGAAATTCATCATTCTTCGTGATATTTGTCAGGGCTTGGAAAAATACCCTACCGCTCACCTGTTGAAAATTATCAGGATTGTTTGGATCAAGTCTTTGACCCTTTCTTAATTGTTCGGGAGATAATTTGCCAATATCGGTGAATTTTTCCCAAAAAAATTGATAAAACGATTTCATTCAATTATTTAACTGATATATCGGCAATTACTGTTGAATGATTCAAACGATTATTAAAATCCGACCATTTAATGGGAGTATCCATCGTCACTCCATCGTCCCATGCCCAGCCATTGGGATTCACAATACGAATAACCTCTGGCGTTTCCTTGAGCCATTCGTGGGCGGTCTTCTTGGCGAAGATACGCTCCCACCCTTCATCATAAGCTTTGTTCTGGATACCAGACTTTATAACTTTTCCCGTCACATCATTGATCGCCATAGATACCCCTTTCTACCATTTTACCATATTCGGAAGAGTCACAAGGATAACTATTGAAACAATGATCCCATAGCCAAGGTTCTTGTTCTTCTGATGGCTCAATTTCATCAATCAACTTGTCATATAGATCATTCTGCTGCTGTTGAAGCTGTTCGATAACCGCTCGCGTTCCTTCAATCTTGCTCCGGTGCTGTTCCATACCATCTGTCGTATTTTGTTCTGTATTCATTTATTTTATTTTGTATTTCTTTTAAATCCGTGTAATAATCCTCAATTTGAGGAATCACATAATTCCTTCGGGTGATCTCATCAATCCCATCAATCAGCATTTCTTTGGCGTTTGGGTTTTCCAAACGATTCTTCCTAAGCCTGTCATTGATTTCCTTGCGGTTTTGTTCGACTTCTTCCAAATACGCTTTCAATTCATCATCCGTTCTCTTGTAAGGAATGTCGTGCTTTACCAAAGTAATATCACTCAATTCACCATCAATGAATTTAACATCCCATTCAATCCATCCACAGATAAATCTATGAGCATCAGGAGTGCCATACTGCATACCCTTATCTTCAGGATGACGATAAGATTCGTAAATACCAACCGTTCCGGTGAAGTCATATGGCTCCCACCATTCTTTTTCAACTACGAATTCCATACCAAAGAACGGAATGTTGGGATTTTCAAAATGATGTCCTGTTTGTCTGAGGATTTCCAACTTCTTTTCAGAATTTACCCTGAAATTCAGCATCAGATTTTCATCCAAATCCTTGGTTTGGAACACCAAAGTCTTCCGATCAATCTCTGAAGGAAGATCGGGTAGAGTGATGCTCTCGTCTATTGTGAGGTTGTTAAACATTCCCATAATTTTATTATATTCTAGTTTTTAAGCGATGATAAGATGTATTCCATCTCAAAATCCCCACTCTTCGTGATGATGCAACCAACTCCCAGCTTGGAATTGATCTTGAACACATTTCCGTTCTTGGATACCTTGGAAAGCAATTTGAGATTATCAATCTTCAGAATGAATGATTCCAATTCAAAATCCACTTCATCCCCCACGATGCTCAGAGTGTCACTGTTGGGAACCGTCTCATCGCCCAGCTTCCACACCAGAGAATCATTCTCAGTGAAGAGGTAAAGCTTATTGGTGTTTGTGATGGATGATTTCTGAAGAACATTGGAAAGGAATTCAAAATCCAAATCAAATTGGAGATTGTATTCAAAATTACGAATCTTTTCCAGAGACAGCTTCGGTTTGGTGATCACTCCATCTTCGTGGAGATGATACTTGAACTTCAGGGACTTGTCCTTGTATTCCAGATGATTGTTATTCAGCTTGAGCTTGATATCATCGGAAGAAATCATATCCAAAGCTTTGGAAAGCTTCTTCAAGGATGGTAGATTGAGATTCTGATCCTCATAATCACCTGCAAGGTAAGCATGGGCATACATGGAATTATCCTCGCTGGAGGCAATCCCATGAATACCATCTTCCCTCAGTTCCAGAACACAGGTGTCATGGATTGTGCCGAGGCTTTGTAGCAAGAACTGGAACTCTTTCTTTTTCAGGCTTAATTGCATATTGCTTTTCTATCAGACTATTTTGCTTTGTCAACTTTAAAGAAATCTCTTTCAGTAAATTGATGATGATATCTGCCTTGGATGGTTCCAAATTCAGTTCCAATTGCCCGTCATCCACTTTTTGGGGCATGGGAGCATATTGGGGAACTTGTGGAATGGGTTGAGGGGGATAATATGGCAGTGGAATATTGGTTGCCGCAACATCACCATAATGATGTGTTGGAACGGATTGTTGGGGTGGTTGAATGCGCTCTCGCTTCTGTTGCTCTTGATATTCTGCGATACCTCTCTTGAGAGTGTTGGTATTGGTAGCCAACTGTGCAGGATTATTGATCATCAACGAATCAATGGCAGCACTCTCCCCAAGTAGAGCAGCCATCGTTTTATATTCTTCTGGTATGTTCGGATTCATATATTTAAAAAGGAAACCCTCCCCACCGACTTGATGGGGAGGGAATCGGGTTAATCGTCTAGTCCTGCAAGAAGTTCGTCAATATCGTCGTCCTCCTGCTTCTCAACTTTCTTTGGTTTTGCCGCTGGTTTCTTTTCCTCATGTTTCATGGGAATTTCATCCTTGTCCTCGTCTTCAACCGCTTCTTTCTTGGCTTGTTTCAGAGTCTTGCGCTCTTCCTTTTCTTCGCCAACGAAGAAGTGTTCGTTAAGGACTTCCTGAAGCTCATCATAGGTCTTCACGGAATACACAGCTTCCAGATCATGGATTTCCGAACAAATCTTTTCAATCTCTTCCTCATCCAGAACAGTCTTAGATTTGGTTGTGATAAAGGAAGATTCAAAGGTTGTGTAGTCCCCTTTCTTCTCTGCCACGATCTTGAAATCATGTCCCTTGGTAGGGTCGAAGATGTCCCAACCAAGTTCATCGGAACGCTCCCCTTCGGTTGCATCATCAATGATCTTCTTGAGTTGTGGTCCCATGCGAAGAATCTTCACCGTGCCATTGTTCTCTGGCTTTGCGGGATCGTTGATCACATAGACATTCACAAGCCATTGCTCCTTTTGGGAGATGTCCGCACTGTATTCCCTGTTCTCAGCCTTTGGATTTGCTTCTTTCCAGCTTTTGAAAAGTTTCCAACGAAGCTCCGCAATTGGATCACGATCTCCCATGGTTTGAAGTCCAAGGAAGCTTGTGTATTTACCACTCGCCTTGCTGGTGAATCCATGCACCCAATGATGAAACAGACTCTTCTCAGGGTCTTCCACGTTGGGAATCAACCTAAGCGTGTAGGTGTGTCCTGCTGGGAAGCTCATGATATTGGAGAATTGACCCCCCGATGAATCGTTGTTCTTGTTTAATGCCGCTTTGATCGAATCGAACATAGCTGCGCCGAATTTTGTTTTTTGTTTTGTTGCCATTGTTTTATTTTATTTGTTCTTTTATTTTTGTTATTGCTTTGTGAGAGAATTCCTTCATTTTCTTGCTCAGATGAAATTTGTTTTTCGTCTTTTGAAAAGTGATCCAAAAATCTGAGAATATGAAATCCAGAATCCGATTCTCCACCTCGATTTTTGAGACACCCAAAGAATGCAAAGCATACATATTAATGTGATGGTTCTTTAGATGGTCAATCATGTTTGGTAGTGACTCTTCTGTATATAAGGGATATTGTTCCAAAGTCAACCCTTTTTCTTTACAAAAGTTCTTAATAAATTTGAGACTATCAACCAATCTCTTGAGAGAACTTTCAGAATCAGGATCATCCATCTCAATCTTCTTCATATACTGTGAATATGCCTTTTTAGCTTTGGAAGTCAAGAAGAATTCCAGATCAAAATAATCATCATCCTCGAAAATCCTATAAGGAGCAGAGAAGTAATCATCAATTTTAATATTATTATAACTGTTGAAGAACCTTTCCAGAGAAGCAAGGTGATCCAATTTGGATTGATCCATATCGGAGAAGTCCTTACGAATCCGAAATGGTTTGTCGCGCATCTTACGAGAAATCGCCAGATGGGAGTTATATATTCTTTTTTGGAAATCAGTCATACCATTTATTGGTTTTAACGTCGAATGATTTCAACTTTCTCCGTATTCTCCAAGTCTTCATCGATTTGGATTCTTTTTTAGGTTTTGATAAAAATTCTTTCAAATCTTTCTGGAGAACGAACTTATCATAAAATTCATCCCACGTTTTCTTAGAAGCATTTTTCCTTGGTATTCTAGCGGTGGCGGAAATCATAACCTTCTCCCCAACACAGCCTTCTTCATGTGGTGTTCTCCAACCAAAACATTTACATGTTGGGCAATAATAATTGCGATGGGAATGTTGTGAACCGGAATCTCCTAAATTAAGTTTCATATCAATCCATAATTGCCACAAATGCTGCATGAATGGTTACAGCCCCATCGTCATCCCTACCTTGATAAGTCACTGCTCCAATATGTCGTAAAAAAACATCACGGGCTAAAAGTCTATTAATTTGATCCTCATAACTTTTCCCAAGTTGCCACGAATCAAAATGAGGTAGAGATTCAATGTAATCATACACTTCTCTCACTCCTCCACTAATTAAATCGTATTTTTGTATCATCGTCTGTTCTTCTCTTGATTCTCTCTGATCTTCCTAGCTCTTTCCAATGCCCTCTCAGCAGCCCGTTCGTATTGTTCAGCAGTGGGGAATCCCGCGATCATACCAATACCCACATCTTCATATTCTGTTAATTCGCGGATGATTTTTCCATCAGACCTAACCATTCTCAGATGTGGTCGTGGTAAATCGTGTTTTCTCCCATCCATATAACCGTCACAATACGATTTGATTTGATATTTGATGAAAGAGTTCCATTTGTTTAGACATGGACTTTGGATGCTATAGGTGTATTTCATTGTTCCAAGAGTTCTGGATTTTCAAATATATTACCACACACCACCCAATATGTCCAGTCGCATAAATTTACAAAATTATCATGCAGTGGAGATGGCGATCCATGTAAATTATTGACATTGTTATGGACGAAACAACATTCTTTATCATTCCAACCAACCACAATTTTACAAAAAGACCCATTACCCACCCTCTCAAGGATATCCCCATCATAAATCTCTTTGTTGTTTTTGTCTATCAATCCAGTGAATTGTTGAAGAACGTAATCATCGGAACAATCAACATCTCCACAATGTTTAAAATCTCCACGCAACTTGCCGTTCAATTGTAAATAGAATTTTTCAGCATATTCTCCATTCATTATCGGAGTCGAAGATGGGTAAAACATCTCTTTATATAGAATATTCCAAATCCTGAATTTTATATCTCTCATTTCTTTTTAACTTTTTTCTGCTCGGAACGAACATACTTGGTGACAAATTTACTCTTCGAAATTGTGCTGTCTTGATCCAAAAACACCTTAACAAGCTCCTGATCAGAGTCAAGGGACAATATCGTTTTCAGGATCGTTTTCAGCTTCTCCTCTTGGAGAGTTGTCACGAAAACGTTCTGGATGGATAATTTCTTACCTTTGATGTTATTTACGAAAGTGCAATAACAGAGAAATAAGTGGTTCTGTTCATTTTCTATTATATTTGAGGAGGGGTCGTATATCATAATTAAATTGCGTGGGGTTGTTCGATAGATGAATCAAATAGGCGTTTCATATATATACTATAATCTATTTTTCACCGAAGTCAAATTAAATTACGATATTTCATAAAATATTAAGAAAAAGACTAAATAATAACATAGAAGAGGAAATTACATACCAAGCTTTCAAATTCAGAATCTATCCGTTAGATTCTCAGAAGGAATTACTAGCAAAGCATTTTGGATGCTCTCGATTTATTTATAATTATTTTCTAAAAGAGAAACAAGATCATTATTTGAATAATGGCAAAACTTTAAATTATAATTATTGTTGTTCTGGTGTTAAAAAATTAAAAGACTCTGATGAATATTCATGGCTCAAAAAAGTCAATTCACAAACACTACAACAATCTTTAAAAAATCTTGAGACTGCGTATGGCAATTTTTTCCGTAAGAAATCTAAATTTCCAAAATTTAAAAAGAAATCAAACCAACAATCATTTGGGGTTTGCCAAGGAGTTAAAATAAAAAATAATAATAAATTACAAATTTATAAATTTAAAGAAGGAATACCGATTCATCTCCATCGTAAATTGGAAGGAAAAATCAAATCAGCAACAATTTCCAAAACGCCCACCGATAAATATTTTGCTTCCATCCTTTGTGAAGTCCCCAAGAAATCTAAACCAAAGACTGGTAAGACTTTGGGTATTGACTTGGGTATTACAGATTTCATAGTAACAAGCGATGGGGAGAAAGTAAAAAATCCCAAATTCAATCATTCTTTAAAACAAAAGCTTTCAAAAGCTCAAAAACATTTAAGTAGGAAAACGAAAGGTAGCAATAGATACAAAAGACAAAGAAAAAAAGTAGCGAGAATCCACGAGAAGATAACCAATTCTCGGAAGGATTTCCAACACAAATTAAGCACTCGTTTGATTAACGAGTATGATATGATTTCTTTAGAATCTCTGGCTGTTAAGAACATGATTAAGAATGTAAATCTTTCTTATAGTATTCAAGATAGCTCTTGGAGTTCTTTTATATCAATGTTGGAATATAAAGCCAAGTGGTATGGTAAGGAGATTAGGAAGATTGATAGATGGTATCCTAGTTCCAAGACCTGCCATAAGTGTGATTATATTATCGATAAGCTACCTTTGTCAGTGAGGCGTTGGATATGTCCCAAGTGTGGTGAGAACCATGACAGGGACATCAACGCCGCAAAAAACATTCATCGTCAGGGATTGGCGATTACAGATGTGGAGATGGAAGCTCTGGTTGCCAGCAATGGCGACGAAACTACTGTCTGTGAAGCGTCTAAAAAGAAGTCTTATAGACTAAGACTGAAGCCGCTGGGTCTTGCCCATCGGTAGTTCACCTTTGAGATGGTTCACGAAGGAACAATAACAAATGAATAAGTGATCGCTCTCGCTTTCTATAATTGCAGATGAAGGATTGCTCATAATTCTATTGTTTCTATGTGAATATTGTTTTCAAAAAGCGGTTGGAAATGACTCCAATTTTTATGAAATTGATTTAGACCAGAATTGTCAAATAAACCCACTTGATATCTAATACCTTTCAATGGGAATGTGTCCCTATTGATATTTTGGAACTCAATTGGAGGAGATTTACCATCAAAACGAATATCGATATTTTCATCATATTGTCTCCGCACCAT